AATAATTGATCTCAATTTACTCTTTTTCGTGAGCCTGATCAGTACCCCGTAAGAAAACTGCGTAATGATACCCCTCCCCCGTTGTTTTTACGCAACACTTATTAGAATTCTAGCTAGTTTCTGCTAAGTTTATTACTAAATTGTCTATAGAATACTTGACAGAGTAGGGAAAGTGTGGGGTGGAAAAGCACCTATTTCGTACCACTATCTAGTACCACTATTTAGTACCACTATCTAATAGTCTCTGTCTATCACAATCGTTAAACTCAATAGTAATAATTCATTGTACAATTCTATAAAACCATTACAATGGTACTTATCAACAACGCAAAAGGAGTATACAAAATGGCTTATAATTTCAATCTAGTAAACCAAGTAGGCGACTGGCTAGTACACGTAGACACTGAAAAGCAATACGGATGCTTTGAGAATCAGGAGGACGGCACGGAGGGCGGTTTGTGGTTTATCAACAATGAGCTAGTAGACTATGATGGAGTATACGAAATACCACGCCAAGTAGTAACGGCATTACAGAGTTTTAAATTAAATGTAGATTACGTCCTAGAAGATTGAGAGCATATATAGGGTTTTACCTAATAGGCAGAATCCTATAGTATACTTTTAAAATACTAGTAATTAATAGGAGGTTTTAATATGACAGTTAAACTAAGTAAGACTAGCAAGCTAGACGGCATTCTATCTTGGTCACTTAACGCTCTAGATACTTGCCAAGGTTCAATTGGTAAGGACGGCGAGCTAGTACCGGCTTGCAAGGGATGCTACGCTACTACTGGCAATTATAGGTTTAGTAACGTTAAAGCACCTAGAGAGTTTAACAAAAAAGACTGGCAACGCGATTCATGGGTATCTGATATGCTTATCGCGTTAGATTCATCACGCTATTTCAGATTCTTTGATAGTGGCGATATTTATACTGTAGAGCTAGCAGAAAAGATTTTAGAATTGTGCACTAAAGCCAATTGGGTTAAGTTTTGGATTCCTACACGTATGTATAAGTTTAAAAAATACAATGAGGTTTTGTCTAAGCTTGAGGCATTGCCTAATGTAGTATTGAGAAAATCATCCGATGAGGTTAACGGCTCAAGAATCGAGGGTAAGAATACTAGCGTGATTTTTAGCGATGAATCACAATTAAAAGGTGATGAGTTTATCTGCAGAGCTTATGAGCATGAGGGCAAGTGCAACGGGTGCAGAGCGTGTTATAGTAAGGACGTATCAGTTATCGCCTATAAAGCTCATGGTGTTAAAATGGCTAAAGTTATTAAAATTTTATCAGTGAAAGGGTAATATAATGAGTACATATAAACTATCTGCAGAAGAACGCTGTCTATTATTACGCTCATTATGGGCAAAAGAGAGAGAATTAGAGGCTCATTTAAAGCTTAAGATTGAGCTAGATTCTCCCTCAGATATTATCGAGGATTATAAAAAAGAGTTAGAATTAGTACGCAACTTAGATAGTAAATTTATAGAATGGAGCATTTGATTATGAGGTCACTATTTGAATATGGTCAGTTACCTAAACTAGATGATGCAGTACGCGATAATCAGCATAAGAAAATTCTAGAGAAAATGCTAGATAATCCCGAGGCATTCAAGTATGATATTGAAGAGATGATTGATTGTTTTTTGACAGAGTTAGGTAATGCAGATTTTATTAGACTTTATGATAAAGTAATGGAGAAAAAATAATGAGTAAAAATTTTATTAGTGCTAATCCACGTCCGGCGGATCTGAGAGAGAGTAATGACTGCACGGTACGGGCTACTAGTCTCGCTCTGAATAAACCATATCTAGAGGTACATAAGGCATACTCTGCAGTAGGCAGAAAACCACGCAGAGGCGTTACTATATACACTATGGATAAGGCATTACAATTGATTACTAATCGTCCCCAAGGAATGGTTAGAGTATTGGATGAGCCAACATTCGCACAATTTGCTAGAGATAATCCAAAGGGTAGATTTATTGTCACAAAACGAGGTCACGCAGTTGCATTAATTGATGGAGTGTGGTATGATGCTCATGAATCACAAGCAGGGGCACGTTGCAGAGTTATATTTTATTATGAGGTGAAATGATGAGTAAGATTGAGAGAATACTAAATAGTAATGGCAAGATTTTTACAGTAACGTTCTTAAAGAAGGACGGCTCTATCAGAGTACTTAATGGTAGACTAGGCGTTACTAAGCATTTAAAAGGTGGGCAATGTACTCTAGATAAGGACAAGTTTATTATTGTCTATGATCTAAAATCAGAGGGCTACAGAGCCATTGATAAAGAATCTATCTTAGACGTAGTGGGAGTATAATTATGTATGACTTTGGCACACCATATCGCAAGCAATTCTTAGAAGAGGCATCGATTAATCGTAAGCATGAGCGACAAGCACACTGGCTATTGCTTATCACTAGCGTATATGTTATCGTACATGTTGGTTATTATCTTTGGAGGGTACTATGAGCTACAGAGAACATGAATTAGAGCAAGCATACGATAAGCTAGAGGATCAGTACTGGGAGTTGATAGAGTGGTTAAAAGAACACGCACCCGCCTCATTAGATGCGTTTAAACGGAGGAATATGGAATGTTAAGATCTGAGTATAAAGACATCATCAGAGCACACTTGCATGAGATTATAGATCACTACGATTTATTTGAGCCTCCTGTTATTGAGGATTGGTGGTGGTATCTAGATAACGTAGCCATTAACGTGCACGATTACGATGAAGATGGTATAATCTCTGTCAATATCTATGACTACTTCGATGACGCGGGTGTGGTAGATATGCAAGAGAGTTACGATTTAACCTTAGAGGAGTTAAAAAAGTTATGAGAATTTACAAGATATACGATGAAGATAACAACTTATACCGCGTAGTTAAGGACACTTACGAACGTGATAAACTGTTGTCTCTTGACAGTCGGTTCAGATGTGATACAATAGTTATGCACAAAGTTTTTAACAAGAAGACTGATGCATATACTTGGGCATATAACAAAGTTGGGGAGTGCTTACTATGAGATGCAGATGCTGTGACAAACGATTGAGTGACTTCGAGGCAACACGTAAGCACATCAATACAGGGGAGTACTTGGATATGTGCAACAAGTGCTACGCAACAATTGACAAACAAGTTTTAAGCTTTGAGAGATACGATTTATACGATGAAGAAGAGACTGAGCAATCTGATTTGGGATACGATACTGACTTTTTGGATTCTCGTATTGACAATTAGTATTATTCGTGGTATTTTTTAACTCTATAGTATACTAATGAGTCTTTCTTTTAAGTAACTCTAGAGATAACTAATATATATTTATTATTAATAAGTAACTAATAAGTAAGGAGTTTATATGTTTCATGATGAAGAGGCAGAACAAGCTAGATATCATTTTACATTGTCGGATATTGTCGAGTACATGGAGTTGTACGGATGGGATGTTGTTCAAGAAGACTTAGCAGATTACTATCATAAAGCCATGTTTAACAGGATGCATGAGAGTGAGTTCTGAGATTGACAAGATCGTTGTTGATTTAGATCTGTGGATACAGTGGCTTGATGCTTTACATACTGCGTTCCCTAAATACTATAACGATCCTATCAAAGCACTCAATGGTTTTCATGAGGACTGGGAAGATTATTGTAATTTAATAAAACAGATTAGGAGTTGTAAGTGATTGATTTAGAAGAGAAATCTAGAGCAGTTAGAACACACCAACCATGCCAAGACTGTGGAAGTTCTGACGCACTAGCTATTTATGAGGATGGGCACACACATTGTTTCAGTTGTAGTACCACTAAACAGCCCGCCAAGAACGAATCAGGTAACGATGTAGGCACACCTATTAAGAAAGAAAAGAAATTGAATACAGAGCGTTTTAATGGCATTCCTGAGGATGCTTCATATAAATCAGTACCTGAGCGGGGACTATCACAGAAGACTGCAGAGTTTTACAATGTGAAATTCACTGATGAGAAGGTGTACTTCCCTTACTACAATCAGGATGGAAACTTAGTAGCGTGTAAGACACGTGGTACTACTGAGAAAACATTCCGCAGTGATGGATCGTGGGGTGATGGTACTTTGTTTGGTCAGCAGTTATTCCCTGCCGGTGGTCGAGCAGTGACTATTACTGAGGGTGAGTTCGATGCAATGGCTTGCTTTCAAATGACTGGTTCAAAGTATCCTGTAGTATCTATCCGCAATGGTGCAGGCAACGCATTGAAGGATTGTCGTGCTCAGTATGAGTACCTCATGAGCTTTGATCGTATCGTTATCTGCTTTGATGCTGATGAGCAAGGTGTCACTGCATCTAATCAGGTTGCTGAGTTGTTCGGATCTAAAGCACACGTATTCAAACACCAAGGCACACAATACAAAGATGCTTGTGAGTACCTAGCGCGTAACGATTCAAAGACTTTTGTAGATAAGTGGTGGAGTGCTGAGAAGTATGTGCCTGATGGTATCGTTGCAGGATCAGGACTATGGGAGTTAGTGAATCAGCCAGTAGCTAAGGCAGATACTCAGTATCCCTACTATGGATTGAATGATCTAACGTATGGCATCCGCAAGGGTGAGTTAGTAACTGTGACTGCAGGATCAGGACTAGGTAAGTCTCAGTTCTTACGTGAGATTGTGTGGCAGATCTTGAACACTACTGAGGATAACATTGGCTTGATGTTCTTAGAAGAATCAGTGAAGAAAACCGCTCAATCTTTGATGAGCTTAGCAGTTAATAAACCATTACATTTACCGGATAGTGAGGCTACAAATGAAGAACGTAAAGATGCTTTTGACAGGACTCTTGGCACTGATAGATTATTTTTGTTTGATCATTTCGGTAGTACTTCTATCGATAACATCATCAATCGTGTTCGGTTCATGGCTCGTGGGTTGGGTTGTAATTATGTTTTCTTGGATCACGTTTCGATTGTCATATCTGCACAAGAAAGTGGCGATGAACGAAAGGCACTGGATGAGATAATGACTAAGCTACGTATGCTAGTACAAGAGACAGGCATCTGCTTATTTGTTGTATCACATCTCAAGCGTCCTAGTGATAAAGGACATGAGGAAGGTGCGGCGACTTCGCTTGCTCAGCTACGCGGTTCAGGATCTATTGCTCAGCTAAGTGATATCGTTATTGGACTTGAGCGTAATGGTCAGCATGAAGATATGACTGAGCGTAACACTACTCATGTACGTGTGTTAAAGAATCGATTTAGTGGACTAACAGGTAAGGCGTGTCGCTTGTTATATAGTCGTACTACTGGGCGTATGAGTGAGTTACCTGATGAGGAGAAAGCATTATGATGTATATTTTAAATGAAGATGAATATAGAGACCTAGTTAATAAAGCTAGTAAATACTTTCAAGAAAAATGGGAACTAAGTCTTGAGGTAGGTAATTTAAAATGTAAAGTAGAAGACCTTGAGAAAGAACTACAGAAATGGAAGGATGTATGAGTGAATCAGAACTAGAGAGATCTCGCAGAGTTAATGCAAGACCTAACAACACAGTCTTAGTTCCTTGTGACGAGCTTAAGAAAATGCAGGATAGAATTGAAGAGTTGGAGTACAAGAATAGTTTGTTAGTTAATCGACTTGAAGTTATTGTAGGTTCAAAGCCATTAAGTGATGAGGAAATAAGAGAAATTTATCAAGATTACTGGTTAGAAGAACATGGACAGATTGTTGATTTTGTCAGGGCAATAGAAGAAAGGCATGGGATTAAATGAAGCATAGACCTTGCGGTAATGGTAAAGGTGATACACCAAGACCGATAAAAGATAGAGAGAAGTTTGATAGTAACTGGGATAGTATCTTTAAGAAGAAGGACAAACATGAAATGGCTCGGAACACTACTATGCCTGATAGGGATAGCACTGACAAGTCTTAACATCTTTCCATTGAATCTATGGTTCGGGTTCATTGGTTCAGGATTGTGGGCATGGGCAGGATTACGTGAGAAGGACTTTGCATTATTTGTAGTAGAAATAGTTGCAGTTCTTATGTATCTTGGTGGACTAATTAAATTATTCGTGGTATAATAATAGTATGAAAAAGATTATACTTGATATTGAAACTAATACTAACTATAGCACTATCTGGTGTGTAGTTACTCGTGATATTGAAACAGATGAGGTAAAGGTATGGAAGGAAGTAAGCGGGTTGCAAAGTTATTTGGACAGTTGCGATTTGATTATCATGCACAACGGTATCGCCTTCGATCGCCCAATACTAGAAAAGAATTGGAAGATTACGATGACTTCGAACCAAGTGTTAGATACGCTCGTACTAAGCAGACTGTTAAATCCAAGCCTTGAAGGAGGACATAGCTTATCCGCATGGGGTAAACGTTTACAATTCTTTAAGACAGACTATAAGCAGAGATGGTTAGATCTTAAGAAGTGGAACGATGGTGGCGGTGCTCGTAAGTATAACGGTTATTACGAAGGTGAATGGTTTGATGATCCGGACTTTGACTTAATGTATGAGTACTGTATTCAGGACACAGCAGTAACTAGTAAGCTTTATAAAAAGTTAGTATCAGATTTTGAACAACAGAAATTTAATTGGAGGAGTTATTACCTTGAGCACAAAGTACAAGAAATCATCAGTCAACAAGAAAAGAACGGTTTCAAGTTGGATGAGAGAAAAGCTATCGGACTTCTTACGGAGTTTAAAGATAAGCTTAGCGATATTGAAGTTAAACTACAGAGTATATTCCCAACGAAAACAACTGAAAGATATTCAGAAAAGACAGGCAAGCGTCTCCGAGATGCGGTCGAAGTATTCAACCCCGGAAGCCGCAAGCAAATTGGTGAACGACTTATCGAGAAAGGATGGAAACCAAAAGTCTTCACAGAAACAGGGCAACCAAAAGTTGACGAAACAACCCTCGAAGAAGTCGACATCCCCGAGGCGAAAGCAATCGCAGAATACTTGATGTTACAAAAGCGTATTGCTCAAGTAGAATCTTGGATCGATGCGATAGCTAAAGATGGTAGAGTGCATGGCAGAGTTATTACTAATGGTGCAGTTACAGGACGTATGACACATCACAGTCCTAACATGGCACAAGTACCTAATAGTTCTGCAGTGTATGGTAAAGAATGTAGAGAGTTATGGACTGTAGAGAAAGGGTATAAGTTAGTAGGTATTGACGCTTCCGGTTTAGAGTTGCGAATGCTTGCTCACTATATGAATGACGATGCGTATACAAATGAAGTTATTGACGGTGACATTCATACAGCGAATCAAATCGCTGCAGGGCTTGAGAACCGCAACCAAGCTAAGACATTTATTTATGCCTTCCTCTATGGGGCAGGTGCGACCAAGATTGGGAAGATTACTGGTGGTGGAGCAACGGAGGGGCAAAGACTTATTGATAGATTTCTATCGAACACCCCTAAACTTAAGGAGCTTCGAGAGAAAGTTTCAGCTATCTATCAGAAGTCGGGGACGTTGCCAAGTCTTGATGGTCGTAGGTTACAGGTTAGATCGGAACACTCAGCACTCAACACACTCTTACAAGGTGCAGGTGCTGTAGTAATGAAACAGGCATTGGTGTTGTTAGATGAGAAACTTAAGTCAGCGAAGATTGATTACAAGTTTGTTGCTAACGTACATGATGAATGGCAGATAGAAGTAGAGGAATCAAAAGCAGAAGAGGCAGGTAAGTTAGGAGTAGAATCAATCGCTGAGGCAGGACAAGTCCTCAACATGAGATGCCCTCTTACTGGTGAATATAACGTAGGTAACAACTGGAAGGAAACACATTGATGAATAGTAAACTTAAGCAGTGCATCTTAGAGATGCTACGTATGGGAGAACAGCCCGAAGAGATTATGAAATCTATTGAGTTAGCACATGGGATGTTGAATCATGTAAAACTCTATGAACCTAATCACGACATGGCAGACTTTCATCGTGCATACAAAGACGCGGATCATAGACCATGAAGTTTGATAAAGGAATTGAACAAGTAATTGCAGTAGGCTTAGACGCAGAAGGATACATTCATATCTTGTCTCGATTGGATGCCGATGAAACAGAGGCAGTCCTTCTAGATGTGATTGATATTATTAAAGAAGATATCCCATCAAGCTTTACAATGCAGTAAAAAATGTGGTATAATATATGTACTCGCCTAGCGAGTTTGATTACTAATAGGAGTTATTAAATGAGTGATAAAGCAATTAAGTTAATTAAGGCAGATGTATTCTGGTGTTCTAACTATGTTAAGAATAAGCAAGGTAAATACTATACAGTAGACTTGTGCAACTTATCAGAGGACGCTGTACGTGCACTGCAGGACTTAGGTATTGAAGTTAAACGTGATGATGCTAAGAAACCTGAGCAAGGTTATTACGTCACAGCTAAGTCTCAGAATTATGTTATCAATACTTTTGATAAAGAAGGTAATGAATTAGGTCAGTGGGTTAAGAATGCTGATGGTTCTACTGAGGTTAAACGTGATGACAAAGGTAATCCACTATACACACGTATTGCTAATAAGTCTAAAGCAATCGCTACTGTATCAGCATACCGCGTTATGTACAATGGTAAACCTTTAGTGCAACCGCAGATTCAAAAGCTTAAGATTACAGAGTTGATTGAGTATGTACCGCCTAGCAATGCATTAACTGCTGAGGAAGAAGAAGAGGCTCTGTGAGATTAGCTTTAATCGATGCAGATATTTTAGTGTATCGTATTGGCTTCGCTTCGGAGGATTCTTCTGAGGCGATAGCCAAGTCTAGAATGAGAGAGTTTGTTGAGGATTTAATATTGTTCAATGGCTTTGATAGCTTTGAAGGATTCATATCAGGATCTTCTAACTATAGAAAAGACATTGCAGTAACCGCAACATACAAGGGTAATCGTAAGCAACCTAAACCAAAACATTACAACTTCTTAAGAGAGTATCTTCTTAGTGACTGGGAGTTTAAATTAATTGAGGATCAGGAGGCAGACGATGCAATAGGGATTAGAGCGTATGAGATGGACGTAGGAGAGTTTTCTATCTGTAGTATAGACAAAGACCTAGACATGATACGCGGTAATCACTACAACTTTGTTAAGGATTTATTCTACGATATCACTGATGAAGAGGCTATCTTTAATTTCTATAAACAAGTATTAACAGGAGATAGAGTTGACAATATCATCGGTATCAAAGGAATTGGAGAAGTTAAAGCGAAAAGGATTCTTGAAAAATGTACAAACGAAAAGGAAATGTATCTTGCTGTACTCGAAGCCTACGAGGGAAACGAGGAGCGAGTCTTGGAGAACGGTCAGCTATTGTGGATAAGAAGATTACCAAACCAATTGTGGCAACCCCCAAGCTTGTCTTAATTGAATGGCTTGATGCACTGGCTCAAGGTGAGTGGCACGAGGCAAAGAGAGAAGACTTAGCTTGTAAGACTGTTGGTTATGTAGTCTACGAAGATGATGAGCAAATAGAATTAGCAGGTACTATTACTCATGGTATGTGTAACAATAGTATTACTCTTCCTAAGAGAATGATACTTAAACGTAAGGAAATTAAACTTGAAAACAGCATCCGCAAAAAACAAAGGAAGACTGCTACAGAATTGGGTAAAGGACAGGATACTAAAGAAGTTCCCTTCTCTAACCATTGATGATGTACGTAGTACTTCTATGGGTAACGGCGGCGAAGACGTTCAGTTAAGTGCAGCAGCGAGGGAATTATTTCCATTCACTGTCGAGTGCAAGAGTAATGCACGCATAGCAGTTTATAAGTTTTATGAACAAGCTGAGGCACATGGCAGAGGTGAGCCATTAGTAGTTATTAAGCAGAACAGATCTAAGCCGTTAGTGATTGTGGATGCGGAATATTTCTTTAAGGAGTTAGTTAAATGAAAGAAGAATTGCAGGGAAAATTAGTAGAAATTCTTACAGGTATTCAGACAGCGGTCGGTAAAGCGTCTGACTTTGCTATAGAGCAATTACCTGATATCGCTATGCAATATATAACATGGGGACGAGTTAGTGAATCTATTTATATTTCAATCTTTGCTACAGTTTTTATTTTATGTTTTCTCGTTGCTCGATGGGGATTTAAAAATAGAGATTCGTGGGAAGAGGTTCACGGCTTTGTCATGATGATGGGGGGTGCTGCTACAATAGGATCGGGTATTTTAATCTTAGCGAACTTATCTTCTTTATTAATGGTATGGTTTGCACCTAAAGTATGGTTAATAAAAGAGATTGCAAGGATGGTAAAATGAGTTGTGGTAATCACTGTTACGAATCAGATATCGCTACACTAGAACAAGAGAATCGACAGATGAGAGCACGTATGAATCGCTTAGAAGATGAGAATACGATGCTGATCAAACAAGTAGATGCTCTATTGTTAATGGTTAAAAGTAACGAGGCTGATCGATTAAAGGTTATTCAAGAAGTGTGGTGTAACACTATGGAGAAACGCGGATGAAAGATAAACGATATACATTTCAGTACCAAGATGGCTACGATAGGACAGTAACACATAACGTATTAGTAGCTGAGAACGCACAGATAGAGGAAGTTGCTGAGTTATTCTATGACTTCTTAAACGGTGTTTATGGATGGGACGTAAGGAGCAAACTTGAAAATACTACTTCTTGATATTGAAAGCAGTCCTAACGTAGCACACGTATGGGGAATCTGGCAACAGAACGTAGGATTAAATCAGTTGATGGAATCTTCTTATGTGTTGTGTTGGGCTGCTAAATGGCTAGGTGAAGAAGAGGTAATGTTTGATTCAGTACACGTGAGTAAACCTAAAGCAATGTTGCGGCGAATACATGATCTAATCTCCGCAGCAGATGCGGTGGTTCACTACAACGGTACTAAGTTTGATATGCCTACACTGAATAAAGAGTTCTTGTTACATAATATGAATCCTCCTGCACCTTATAAGCAGATCGATCTATTGAAACAAGTACGTAGTCAGTTTAGATTCCCTAGCAATAAGTTAGACTATGTATCACAACGGCTTGGACTCGGTAAGAAAACTTCTCATGAAGGGCATGAGTTGTGGGTTAAATGCATGGCGAAGGATAAAGATGCTTGGAAACGCATGGAAGAGTATAATAAGCAAGACGTTATCTTACTTGAGAAGTTATATGTTAGATTGTTACCTTGGATTAAAGGACATCCTAATCATAATCATAGTAGCGATGAGCACGTCTGTCCTTCTTGTGGTAGCCATAACATACAAAAGCGTGGTACTGCTGTTACAACTACTGCTTCGTATCAGAGATATCAGTGTCGTAGCTGCGGATCATGGTCACAAGGTACTAAGCAGATTACATCAGCAGTGGAGGTAAAGCCGTTATGATTAAGGAAGGATATAGACACTATGACTGTCCGGTAGCTATGCCAGGAGAGGCGATAGAGATCCCTCAAGGAATTACTCTAGAGGAATACTTTGCCAATCTTAATAAGCTACACGATAAAGAAGAAACTGTACAGAGTAAGCAAGTAGGAGGTACTCATTATCAAAAAGAGATACAACCTTGGGATATTATTTCTGTATGGGGGCTTGATTATTGGGCAGGAAATGTGGTAAAATATATACTACGTTATAAATATAAGAACGGTGTTGAGGACTTGAAGAAGGCTAAGCATTATTTAGAATACTTAATTGAAAGGACAGAAAATGGCAACTAAGAAAGCAAGCAAAAAGACAGTAAGTTTTAATAAGTTTTTCCCTGATATGGATTCGTATGTGGCGTTAAAAGGAAACTATGATCCAAACAATGCAAATAACAACGTATTCTTTGATGACTTTGGTTTAGACTTAACAATTCAAAACGGTGTTGGACGCTCTGTAAATCTATACACTTGGCTAGATGACAAAGACACAACGTTGATACAGCTTAAGGCTATTCATGAGGCAACAGGTAAAGCTATTGAGTTTATTGAACAAGTGAAAGCTGCTCGAAAAGAAAAGAAGAAAGAGCCAATCAAAGTAGAACCACGAGTAACAAAGCAACGTAAATAACAATGTATCCGTTGACGCTACAAGAATTACAAGAGAGGCTGAAACGTTTAGATGAGCTATCTCTTCTTGAGTTACTAGATGTAACTTCGGAGGAGATAGTCGAAATGTTTATAGACCGTATTGAAGATAACTTTGATCGACTAATGAATGAGGTTGATTATGATGGAGAAGACGAAGAAGATGAGTAGATATGAATTAACACCCTACAATACGTTTATTGCTAAAAGTAGATACTCCCGCTACTTGGACGACTTAGGTCGTAGAGAACACTGGGGAGAAACAGTAGCACGTTACTTTGATTTCATGACTAAGAACTTGAAAGAGAAGAACGGCTATACTTTAACACCTGAATTACGTGCAGAGTTAGAAGATGCAGTAGTACACTTAGATGTAGTACCTAGTATGAGAGCTATTATGACTGCAGGTGCAGCATTAGAGCGTCAGAACGTGGCTGCATTTAATTGTTCATACCTTCCTATCGATGACCCTAAAGCATTTGATGAAGCTATGTATATCTTGTTATGTGGTACTGGTGTAGGTTTTAGTGTGGAGCAACAATATGTTAAGCAGTTACCTGAAGTACCGGATAAGTTGTTTGATAGTGAGACTACTATTGTGGTTTCCGATAGTAAAGAAGGATGGGCAAAGTCGCTTCGTCAACTACTGGCTCTTCTATACTCTGGCGAAGTTCCAAAGTTTGACCTCTCAAAAGTTCGTCCTGCGGGTGCAAGACTTAAGACATTTGGAGGAAGAGCCTCCGGAGCTAAGCCTTTGGAAGACTTGTTCAGATTTGTTATTAGTAAGTTCCGTGCCTCCACCGGTCGCAGGTTATCATCATTGGAGTGTCATGATATTCTGTGTAAGATCGGGGAAGTTGTTGTCGTGGGTGGCGTACGTAGATCTGCGATGATCTCATTGTCTGACTTAGCAGATGATAAGATGGCACACGCTAAAGCAGGATCATGGTGGGATGGACAAGGACAGAGAGCATTGGCTAACAACTCAGCAACATATACTGAGAAGCCAAGCATCGGTCAGTTCATGAGAGAGTGGACTAGTATTTATGAATCACATTCAGGTGAGAGAGGAATTTTTAATCGTGATGCATCACAGAAACAGGCTGCAAAGAATGGGAGAAGAGACGCTACATACGACTTTGGTACGAACCCTTGCTCGGAGATTATCCTTCGCCCTTACCAGTTCTGCAATCTTTCTAGCTGCATTGTTCGCTCTGATGATACTATGGACACGCTTGAGCGTAAGATACGTTTGGCAACGATTCTTGGAACTTTTCAAGCAACGTTAACGAACTTCCCTTACCTACGTAAAGTATGGCAGAAGAACACTGAAGAAGAAGCGTTGTTAGGTGTATCAATGACAGGCATTCTAGATAATGCGTTGTTGAATAATCCTGATGATGTTGAGTTACCTAAACGATTGGAGAGATTAAGAGATGTTGCTGTCGACACTAATGCTGTATTTGCTGCTGATTTGGGCATCAATCAATCTGTTGCTGTCACTGCAATCAAGCCAGAGGGTACAGTTTCTCAGCTATGTAGTACTGCTAGTGGGATTCATCCTCAGCATAGTAAGTATTATATTAGAAGAGTTAGGGCTGATAACAAAGATCCTCTAACACAGTTCATGATTCAGTCAGGCTTCGTAGCTGAACCATGTGTGATGAAACCTGAGAGTACTACAGTGTTTTCATTCCCTGTGAAGGTAGCTGATGGAGCATTACTACGTGAAGAGTTGTCTGCACTAAAGCACTTGAAGTTATGGTTGTTGTTCCAACGTCATTACTGTGAACATAAACCTTCAGTAACTATCAGTGTTAAAGAAGATGAATGGATGGAAGTTGGAGCATGGGTGTATGAGCACTTTGATGAGTGTACAGGAGTATCGTTCCTGCCTTATGATGGTGGCACATATCGCCAAGCACCTTATGAAGAGTGTACTGAAGAGCAATACAATCAGCTTCGTATGTTAGTACCGGAAGAAGTAAACTGGGATAACTTTAAGGAGTATGATGATAACGTAGAAGGTGCTCAGATGTTATCTTGTACAGCGGGTGGGTGTAGTATTTAAGGTTTAGAGGGGAAAGCAACCAAAGAAGATCGCAGACTTCAGGGTGACTATCCAATAGCAAGTACCCTCATTTTAAGGAGTAGTTATGGGTAAGATGAAAGCATGGCGAAAGATGTCTACAGCAGCCGAAGGAGATATCTCTAACAGGGTGTTTAGTAGATTTAAGATTATGTACACTAAAGAGGCAGGAGTATCTGACCTATTAAGTGCTTTGATGAAGAGATTGTGATGAGAGAATTATTACTATTGTTTTGGGGATGTTTACTAGGTATTGCAGGTACTCTAGGTGTCTTCTATCTTTATGACTGGATTAATAAGATGAAAGACCAAGTAGCACATACTCGAGGAGAGCTACAAAGATTGTTCGATATCCGAGAAGAATGGCAAGAGTTTCAGGACTGGAGAAGGAAGAATAAACAATGAGTATTGAACTAAGCGTGATTAAAGGCTTATGCTTTGGCTTAGAATACGTCAATGGCGATGACGTAGGAGAAGATGAAGTAGGAGTTTTTGTAGTACTAGATCTAGGTTTCTTAAGGTTATTATTTACTACCTATAGACCTATGTAATCTGAATAGAGTTTGGACTAGTAGAGTTTTCTAAGAGAGGCATTAAAGAACTCATAGCAACTTTACTAGATCCAATCCAATCAGATCTACCATCCCAAGTCATACCGACTAAGATACATCCTTCAGTATTCTCTGAAGAATTTCCTGAGTGAATCCTTATACCTTCGAATCCTTCTACATTATTCAGTAGAGGTAGCTTTGTCTTAAATCTATTAGACAATGTGATATCAACACTGTATGTACCACGCGGTATAGCAGTCTTATTCTGTACCTTCCAGTCCTTAACAGGTACTCCTTCAACTTCTCTAAACTTATCCTCAAGAGTATAACATATAGGAGCTAAGCTAAACCCTGTATCTTCGTATAGTTGACCTACTGTAAAGTTTTCTCCAAAGTGTATACGCTTAAGTAATAGTTTCATTTAGCTAAAGCCTTCTTAGTATAGAATAGAGTACGATCACCGAATAAGTAGAAGCCAATCACTGCTGCAAAGTTATCCACATCAGTAGATATTGTGCCTAGAGTATGTGTATAAGACCATGTTAGAAGAGCTATAGCAGCTACTAGAGGACGTTGTAATCTAACTATAGCCTCTACCCACATATAAGTAGGATTAGTGCCTCCTGCGTTGTTTAAAGCAGTGAACCACTTAAGATCCATCTCCTTCATTGCAACCCAGTGTTCTATTGTAGAAGGTTTAAACTCATCAGGAGCTACGAATCTAGCTATTAATGACTTGCCTAACTCTACTCCTAGCGGAGCGAAGGCAGCGAGTGCGGTAATCGGATCTATGATTATTCTCCTTAGAAAGCTGTATCAGGAACATCGCCTCTACGTTTTCTCTTAGGCTTCTCTACCTCAATTTCGATATCTGGGTTTTCATCAATCAATGTTCCGATCATTTCTTTAGAAGCCATTCGACGTTCTCTTTCAAAAATACGATGAATTCGTGCTGCTTGCTCAGGGCGTGTTAAGGTTTTAAAGTCAGGATCAGTAACTTGTTCGTATATCTCAGCAGCGATATTCTTACCCGCTTGTGTCTTCATTGTTGCAATTTGCTTTGGAGTTAATTCAACACCTAAAGCTTTTTTAGACATATCACCTACTCTTACGTAAGGATTCATAAGAGCAGCTTGTACAACATTCTGCTCTCTAGGTTTTAATCCAATAGCTGCTTCTACAGCAGTCGTCACAGGTGTTTTACCAAGCACTGCTTCTACAGGAGAATTGACAGCCATTACAGGCTCGCCTAAAATATCTACTTGAGGTGCAAGAGTTTTTCTTAATCCCGGGATACGTGACTTAATTACGTTTGGAACACTTTCTAAACCTTCTTTTGTTTGTCTTTGAATAGGGTCTTGTGCCTTAGCTATTTGAGTTATAAACGCAGGAACAACACCACCAACTAGGTTAGCATAATAAGAACCATATCTAGCCGGGTCTTGTATAGCCATATACATTTGACCTAAAGACTCTGTAAAAGTTTTATTCAAGAAGTTTTGAGCAAATATCTTAGGAGCTACTTCTACTATTTTCGGATCAATGAAGGACTTACCTTCGGCTGCCATGTCTTTATGATATTGTACGAAATCAGCAGTCAAGCCCATAACAGTTGCAAACGGCTCGATACGCCCATAAGGAAGCCAGTAACCCCCTACTTTAACAGACATCTCAGGAATACCTGCTGCCTTCATTTTTGCTCTTGTTTGCGGATCATAAAAATGTCCTGTCATTAATCCGTTATACGCTAACGAAACAGTACTAAGAGCAAGACCTGCGCCAATCAGTTGCTGTGTTCTAAAGCGGCTTGGTAGTTTCTCATAGAACTCTTTAGCACCTTGCAGTGTTGCCATTTCTTTAGACAACTTCTCAACACGTGCTTGAGCTAAATCAGCAACGGCAGAGTTTAAAGGATCTTTTAAAGCCTGTGTATAATCTCTTTTTGCGTCTAGTAGCTTATCTTTAGTTTTTAGCATCATGTCAGCAACACGTGCTGCATCTTCTTTAGCTTGAGACACACGCAACTCACCTAATAAAGGAACATATCCTGCGCCTTCTTTAGCAACGTTGACCGGAATCTTAATAAAAGGAACTAAGAATGAACCGATACCTGGAAGTGCTTCTCGAATACCTTCTACCTTTTTAGCAATCTTATCAATTGTTGAATTGCCTAGTGCTTGATTATAAGTATTAAAATCAGCAAACATTTCAATATCTTTTTTATATTTACCTATATCAGCAACTTGATCAAGAAGATCTAGTTTGCTAGTATCTCCTCTTAAATAATGCCCAATCTCAGTAGCTAATTCATCAGCTTTAATACCTTGCTTTTGAGCAAACTTAAGTATTCTAGGATCGTCAATCATACGAGCTTTAGCTACTTCTGCGCCCATAGATTCTAACAAAGCTTTAGAGCCTTCGTCTAAGGCTTTAGTCATGTTAATTGGTAGAGTAAATAGTTTATTTAAGAAAGCTGTATCACTTATCTTACCGCCGCCTAAATAGGCAGCTTCTTTACCGGCTTCTGGCACAAAACCAATACCGCCTTGTGTCCACGTACCGGATAAACTTTTCCAAAAACGAGGGAAAGCAAGACCCATTCCGATGCCCATGCCTTTTAACATACGTAAAGAATCCATTGCTTCTACGTTCTTATTAAAAGCTGATTGACCAAGAGTGATTAAAGGCTGTGATGCAATATTAAACACGTTGGAGGCAACGTTTAATACTTGTGTAGGAAGTGCTGATAGATACATATTACGAATGTATGCATCTAGACGACGCATAAACCCTGGCTGTGTTGCAGCCTTATACATCATCTTTACTTTAGCAGCTTGCTCAGCACCCGGATCAATGAAGTTTGAGTTGCTTAATGATTTGATACCACTTGCTAATCTTTGTAAACAATCTTTAAATTCTACCATTAACAACCCCCATCAGGAAATAGCTTAGCTAACTTACGACCCTTAGCAATGTCCTGGTTTAGTTTTTTAATATGAGCAAAAGCCACAGACGTAGCGTTGATATCGCCTAAGTATGCAGCAATTGCCCCTGTTGTTTTATTCATCTCAACACTTAGTAACTTTAGAGCAGCCTCGTCGCCTTTATTAATAGCGTCTTGAATACGATCAGCAAGAAACTCCATCCCATTAACGCGTTGTAAGAATGTTTTTGCTACGATTTCTTTTTCAGCAGCGTTGAACACATCTCCTCTAACACGATTCATTAGCATTTGCATACCAACATCATTTAAAGACGTTCCGTTAACTTCTCTAATTTGTTTAGAAATATCTTCGGCTTGTTTATTAATAGCCATTTGCTGTTTAATCTTAGACCAACCACGCATAGACTGATCAGCAAACTGTTTATTTTTAATCGCAGCTACGTTATGTAATGCTTGCTCATCAGCAGCATCTAGCCATGCTCTAAAACCTACATAGTTAGACTGCCTATTAGCATCCATCTGCCCAAACATTTCAATTTGTTTTTTAGTAAGAGGCTGAGCTTTCTTTGGAAGCATCCAAGCATATTTAGAAATTTTACATTTCATAGTAGATTACACCCATCAAACTCACCTTCTTTAAACATCTTTTGCCAGTAAATCTCATCTAATTCTCCTTTAACCATACGAGAAAGACTAGGAGGAGTAAAATCATCCCCCATCGATCTTCCTAGATCATCGACAAAATCAGCATAGCTTTTTAGTTTAGAAACCATTTCCGCAGCAGTGTCTTTTGGAAACATTTCTTTCATAAGACGACCGGCTTGTTCATAGTCAGGCGATCTGATAGCGGGTCTTACTCCTAAGCTTTCTGCTTCGCTTAATTTTCTACCTATATTATACAGGTTTTGCGAAACTTTGTCAAGAGAATTCCATGCATTTGTGTTATTAGCAAACACACTAGCTGTTTGACCAATATATGGAGGAGTTTCTTTAACTAAGTTAGGAAACGGATTTTCAGGCGTTGGTTTAGTGGTTACTGGTGTAACAATAGAAGACGCTGTTTGTTGTTGTGGAGGCAGTAAATCAGGTAGGTTAGAACGCTCTACACGTGCAACCTTATTAGCTTCATCAACAACCACATTTCTTTGTTGCTTAGCTTTTTGAGCAAGCTGTAGGATCTCTTCTGTGGTTTTGCCAGTAGCGTTCTTTAGCCAATCTATAAATTTATCATCAGCTTTAGAAAGTTCTTTTCTATTACCAATAATATATAAAGCTTTATCTAAATCAGATTCAAACTCTAATGAATATTTTCCTAGTTTTGGTTTAGGAGAGCCTTGTACTTTAGGGTCAAAAGTAAACGAGTAAGGATCAACAAAACCATCGGCTGCTCCTGTAGAAGGTAAAGGAACACCTGCCTCATCTACTCTACTTGTAGGAATATTTTGATCGTTTTGCTTGAAAGTATCAGGAATAATCTGATCACTTGCTCCAGAAGGCACAACCTCTTCTGCTTGCTTAGTAGACGCTTTCCCTAGTTCATCCGCCATACCAGAACCAGGCTCAGTTTTCGGAGTAGGTATTCCGTCTTTAGCTGCTTTAGCTGCTTTAGCGGCTGCGGCTGCTTCTTTTTCTGCTTTACCAAAAAACAACTTACCTAAACCAAACCCAGTAAGAAAGCCTATAGAAACACCAATAGCACCGGACTTAACACGACCGCCGTCGGTATCTTCCTCATACACAGGGTTCATTATGCCTTGAATACCGCCTAGCACAGCAGCTTCCTTAGCTAATGTCATAACTTTAGGAACTACCCCACCTGCACCACCAATCCAGTTAACAGGGTTAGCTGCAGTACCTACACCATAACCACCCATTGATTCCAGTTTATATCCTTGATCTTTAAACATTTCATATTCAAACTCATCACGAATATTTTGAGAACGCATTTCAGCACGTTGCTCAGGTGTTTCAGGTTTAGCGCCTAAAGCACCTGTGATAGAGTCTCTTAATCTAAAGATAGGATCAAAAAACTTTCCTGTCATTGTAGGAGAGTCTTTTAATTGCTCAAAGCCGGTTTGTAAATCAGAAAAACCCTGTGTTAAGCCTTTCTTTACTGCTTTACCCGACGTAGTTGTATTAGGGTCTAAACCGTAAGCTAAGTGTCCGATAATTTCTTTATCTGAATAGCCTAACTCTCTAGCTTTTGCAACATTAAAATCAGTTTTATCTTTGGCTAGATGGTCTGCTATTTCAGCATCAGAGTAACCAAACTCTTTTGCTTTAAAATAGTTAAATGTAGCCATTATTTTCTTTCGTAAGCGTCGAGAATATCTCTCCGTTTTGGAGGAGCAGAAGGAGAACTAGAAGCAGTCGGTGTAGTAGACGGAGCAGCACCACCTGTAGTACCTGCTTTAAGAGGAACTACTTCGTAATCGCCTGTACGTTGATTATACTTCAAAGCAAACTTACCGTATGCAGGATCAAGTTTAAACTCAAAACGATCTTTATCAATCTTCTCTGCCATTGCTTGTTCATACTTCATACGAGACTCTGCAGATAACGCATCTTGATATTGTTTTACTAAAGGCAAAGCCATATCTGATAAGCCACGTACTTGTAGTTGCTTGATAAGAGCAGGATACAATTGCTTAGGATCTGACATATCAATATCCATGCCTTGTACAGCCTTGGTAGCCTCATCCGCAAGAGCAGCTTTCTTAAGTACTGGGTCTTCTAAACCAAATAGTTTACCGATACCTGCACCTGCTACGTCACCTAAACGATAAGCAGCATTTAATAAAGGAGCATAAGCACCACCGCCTTGTGAAGCCATATAAGCTTCTTTACCTAACTGCTCATTACGTTGCTGTAAAATAGCAGCCGGATCATACATTCCAAATAAACCTTGTTGTGCCATAATTATTTCCTATCTTAGAAATCGTCAACGATCTGACCTGCTTGATATGTCCCTGTATTAAAGAAAGGACTTGCTGTACTGTTAGTATTAAAGATACCGCCAAACAATCCCGCATTAGGGTTGCTAGGTTGCATTCTTGATAAGTTAGAAGTTAGACCAGACAATGTGTTACCAAACATTCCTAAGCCTGCTAGTTGACCTGCTTGTTGTGCTTGAGCAGCACCGATACCACCTGTCAATAGAGCCTGTGCTTGAGCAGCACCTGATTGAGCTTGTCTTCCACCTAACTGAGCACCGATATCTAAAGGAGATTGACCTAGTTGTTCTAGAGTAGAACCTGTACCAATATATCCTTGGATCGGAGCAAGATACTGATTAGCAAGTGAAGGAGTTAAGCCAAGAATATTTGCACCAGTACCGAATAAACCTGCACCGAATTGAGTTTGTGCTTGAGCTTGTTGCTGTGCTGTCTGAGCAATGTTTAAATCTTGTAATGCTCTTGCGTTATACAAAGCAGCTAACTCAGGATTAGCAGCAGCCATATTGCTATCGATACTACCGCCAGTAGCTAAACCACCACGACCTGTTTGATATAAACGATTACGTACGTTAGCTAATTCTTGTTCTCTTCCTGGAGCTAATGCAGCTTGTGTACGAGCAATATATTGATTCTCTGCTTCTGCAGGAGATGCGGCTAAGTATTGTGAACCTAAGCCGAATAGTTTCTGAGCAGCAGGAGCAAACTGATTAGTCATTCCTGATACGTCATAGTTAAAGCCACCGGCAGAGGCTAACAATCTATCACGTAGAGCAGCAATATCAGGAGCTACTGTAGAGCCTGCTGATACAACATTACCTTGAGCATCTGTAGTGAAATTAGATTGACCGAATCGTGTAGTAACTCCGACAGGACGGAATCTAGCAGCATCAGCAGCAATTCTAGCTGACTGTATTTGAGCACCTGCAGAAGTATTAGCAGCATCCTCTGCAGCATTAGCACCCATCATAGAGCCGACTAAGCCTAATCCACCACCAATAAGAGCGGCTTCAATACCCATAACTATCTCCAAACATAAATGTCATAATCATTATTATCCAATCCTTTGATTGTATTCTGATAAGAAAACCCATACATCTTTAAGAACTTCTCGTGCTTCTTATCTTCTTTACTATGGATCGCATAAAGCGGTTTCCCATATAATGTTGTTAATTCTTTAAACTTATTAGTTAAGTTATTCTTAACTTCTCTTGTCCATCTAACTAATACATCACAATGGATAAAAGTAAATCCGTGATCTTCTTCTAAGTAGAGTATAAACTCATTAGTCTCTACTACAGGTACTTTCAAGCATTAAACCTTTAACCAAATATCGCCATCAGTACCTCCTGTAGGATCTGAAGTAGACACTGTACGTGTACCATATCCCATAGAAGTAGAAGCAATAGATAAAGTTCTATTAGAAGATAAATCACCACCACCTGTTAAACCTGCTCCTGCAGTAATAGTAGTAGTCTTATCTGCTTTAGTTCCAATGCTTGTTGTAAGAGTAGCTGCAGAAGTATCTACAGCAGTCTTAACAAAAGCAGTAGTTGCTAGTTGTGTTGTGTTAGTGCCTGAAGCAGCAGTAGGTGCAGTAGGAGTTCCTGTTAAAGCAGGAGAATCCTTATCCGCCTTAGACTGTACTGCTGACTGAATAGCAGTAAACTCATCGTTTAACTCTGTACCTCTAACAACTTTATTTGCATTACCAGAAGGTAACGTATCTTTAATTGAAAAATTTGTTGTTTTAATGTAATCGCTCATAATACTCGTCCTTGTTTCACATAGACATCAATCTTCTGGATAGATATAGGTTGCCCTGAAATATTAGTTTCAAAACCAATCTGCAAGACCTTACCTCTTCCATGTGCATTGACTTTCTTTTGGTCAATCTCGACACCACCTGAGTATTCAGCGATACCGTATTCGGCTACACCATACTCATAAACTACTTGATCACCTACTACTGAAGTCTCAGATCTATAGTTGTTCTGATAATCAAAACCCCATTTAACTGTTACTTCTTGATTAACACCGCCTACTACTGTATAGCCAATCTTCTTAAGAATCTTTTCAGTTGTTGGTGATTGAAAATCAAAGTAGTTAGTAAAATAAATAAAAGGATATGATGAACCGTTATCATCATTTCCTGAATAAACGCCAATGTATCCTGGGAAGCCCATCAACATTCTACGTGATGTATCATAATACAAAGCAGAAGGTGCTAAAGTCCATGCTGTAGGTCTCGCTGCTCCATCAGGTAAAGGTGCTCTAACGTCAAAGCAGTAGCTGATATCTGATTGTGGGAAAGATACGATATAGAAAGCATCCTTCTCATTGTATGTTGCTCTTGCTTTACTTAAGTCTTCACCTGCTAATACTGCTAATAAATCATCACGTACGTTCTTACTTACGTCACGCATTGGCATAGACTTTTCAGTTACTAGACGTGCAAAAGATCTGATGCCTGAGTCAGATAGCCATAATAAATCGTTACTAATACTCTTTACAGTATCTCTAGCAACACAACCCACACCATTGATACCTTCTAATAGTGTCATTGTATTAGGATCTTGAGCACCTTGATAGATAAGAGTTTGTCTCTTACCGTAGATAACTAAGAAACCACCATGAGCACCTAGTGCAGTAATCTCATCAGTACCATTAGTCCATACTTGAGATACATCAATATAGCCTGATGTACCACCAAACCAAACAGTACCTGCTGCTACATCTGAGAAGCGTACAATCTGTTTATCTGTTGCTGTACTAGCTGCCCATAATCGACCATAAGCAGATAATACGATATCGTTTTGCTGTACAGTTCCTGCATAAGTAGAATGCTCTGAAATTCTACGATACTGTGATGTGCTTAAAGCAGGATCAAATACTAATGGATCATGTCCTGATTGGAAGAAGTATGCTTTGTTGTTAAGAGAAGCAATAGACCAATTGTTTGCAGTGATCGTAGGTGCAGCTCCTCCACCGCCATAAGTAATCTCTGATAGTGTAGTACCCACAAGTTTAAATAGTTTGTTGTTTCCTGTGGCGAGTACATATTTAGTTCCATCAGTACCTACTAATTCGTAAATCTGTTGAATCTCTTGATTGTTTAAAGCTGTAGGAGAAGTTGTATTAGCTTTAACCCAACCCTTCCTAGAACCAATACGACCAAACTTATCGATAACAGCGTTAAAGGCTTGTAAAGCAAAACCACTTTCTAGCTGTACACTTGCGTCTTGTGTATTTAAGCCATAGAATCCCGGTGCTGCTACTGATTGTGATATTAACTGCTCTGCCATTAGCAGGCACTCCAGTTAGATTCTTCTACATAACGATTAGATTCAATAGCGATAGCATCACCTAATGTTTTATTATACATTGCCATAGCATCTGCAGATCCAATGCCTGCATCTTCACCACGTTCTGCCAATGCTCTTGCATAAGCACCCATAATAACAGGTAAAGAAGGGACTAGAATACGTGTATTATCTGCAGTTAACTCAGTCTGTGGCTTACAGATATTAAAGAATAACTGATAAGCACCATCCGGAATAGGATATAAATCTACTTGCGTATCTCCGTTAGTGTCTTCACCGTTAAAGCAAAACTCTGTAGGAGAATTTCTATCAGGATTCTGACCTAATAAAAGATATGTCATACGACTTACTGGAGACTTCTTAAGGAAATATTTCTTTCCTGAGTTGTTATTCCATACATCGATGACTTCAAATCGTTGACCTGAGCCAACTAAAGCATAGTTAAAGATACCTGTAACAGTATTGACCGTTAAAGTATCTGATAAAGCATTCCAAGAATAAGCGTTTTCTACGTCCATCTTAGCATCATTGACGTAAGCACCTATTAATTTAGAATAGTTAGTATCCCCGACAGACGTAACTTCGTCTTCTCGGAGTCTCTTAAGTACTTCATTTACTAGTTCTAAATAAGTCATAATATATTATACCATACAATTATTAAAAAGTCAAGCTTTATTTACCACTTTACCTTATCTGCCCAGTAAGCCGCACTCATTTTACCTTTAGCGATATTCTTGGCATGGCGTGCTTCAAAGCTCTTTTTACGTGCTTTCTCTGCCTCAGTCTTAGGATTAGCTCCTGCACCTTTAACACCTTGCTGACCAAAGCGAATAGTCTTAACTTGATCGCCTTCTTTAGCCACTACTACGTGAGACTTAGTAGGGTGACTTGGGGTAGCCTTGGGTTTATTATATCCCGATACACCGGCACGTTCTAATCTAGAGTCTTTTTTCATTTCTTCTTCTTTTGTTTAATACCTGCTTCGGACATCGCAATAGCTACTGCTTGTTTAGGGTTCTTAACTACTTTACCGCCCTTACCAGAATGTAAAGTACCTGTCTTAAACTCATGCATTACTTTACCTACTTTTGCTTGTTGTTTTTTAGTAGCCATTATTTCTTCCTTATTAGTTCAAACGTATTGATTGATGAGAAATCAGAAGCTGCTTCAGGAGTAAGACGAACCTCATCTCCTTCATCTAATACAACATAAGCACCGCCATCAAACTTTAAATAGTCTTTAGATGCCATGCTATAGCCGTTTAAAACGTTATACTCAGCATTAGCTGTTAAATCATACCATTTAGCAGTGATTGTCTTAGTGTTACCTGATGCATTGTGTAAATACATTAAGTTCCACTTAGCAGCATACCCTGTAGGTACTTTGTACACACAAGTAGTAGCCCCTGCTGTTAGATTATGTCCTACAGATACTGATGAGTATTCCATTAAGCACCAAAGATTTTCTTAAATAGTAATGTCACTGCTGATCCAATAGCACCGGCAGAGAATAATAACACGTATAATCCACCTTTGCCTTGGTTGATGACAGCATTAACCTGAGCCATCTCTTTACGAAGCAAGTGTACTTCATTAATTAATATTTTGACTTCTGCTTCGAGTGCTCCGAAGTCTTTATCTGTCACGTTATCGCTCATTGCTTACCTTTATTTTTAAATAATATGAGTACCATTAAACATAGGATGATTAAATTCATTTTGTGATGAACTAAATATATGCAACGGTGCAACAATTAAACCGTCATCATAAGAAACAAAATGATGTGGTTCAAGTTTGTCTAAAATTAAAACCATTCCCTGTTCTAATTTGTGTGTTTTTTTGTTAGTAGGCATCCCAACAACTGATTCACCACTGCCTGAAATAACATAAACAATTCTTGCTGTTGAATGAACATGGTGGTTTTGTTCAGTTGTATTAGGCTGCATTTGCAATAACTGCCAAGTTGGGTCACCAACGCGTGTTGGCGGTATTAACTGTTTAGTACTGCACCCATTTAAATAAGGTAAATCAGTACCCCGACTATATGTAGAAGTACGTGTTTCTGGGGTATAGCCAAATATCTCAACGCAAACGTCAAACCTATTAAATACTTCGCCGTTACCGGTAAAACACCCGACTTCGCTACCATTTAGATACCAATAGCTGCATCTTTGATCAGTAATTATTGGCTGTGTTTTTACATAGCACCGGTATTGGTACAGGTCTTGTGAAGTTGAATTAACTATAGAAAGACCGTTAATTATCTGCATATCTAACCCAATTAGTGTCAATAGCCTCAGCAAGTGGATTCCCATGGGCGTTCCAAGACCTAACTTTTGGCTTATTAAATGCGTACTCTTTATCACCAGATAACTTATATATTACTTCACGCATTGGGTATTTATAGTTTTTCATATCAAACTCAGGCATTCTAGTTTCAGAGTCTATAGACACCGCATAATCGTTAAAGTCTGGTGTATCAAAAAAATGGTAGATATTACTATTTAGTTGTGTTGAAGTGTTATCACGGAGCATACGCATTTGTACGTACTGGTATTTCATGGCGTAGTTAAACCACCACAATACATCTAAAGCATTTTCAATTTTTTTGGGACAGGCTTCTACAAATTGCTCAACTCTTGGTATTTTCAATAAAGCCCCATATTTAAAATTTTTCCAATTATCTTTAAGTTCTTGGGATGTACCAGTGGTGCTCCATGCGCTCCCAAATAGTTGGTCACCAATTTCACCTGTAACTATAACCCCTAGCTTGCAAAACTTTTCCATAGTTTGCGCCATTGTTGCCATACTAAACTTATGGTTTTCGTGTATGCCTTTTATATGCGCATCAAAAAATCCGGGGTATTCCGTAAGGCTATCAGCCGTGTACAAAACAGCCAATTGTTCTGCTGGCACTACTTCTCTTAGTACCAAAAATGCTGTTGTACTATCTAACCCGCCAGACCACAGTACATATATTTTGCTGTCTAAGTTAGCTAGTTCTTTGCCTCTATTTTCACAGGCAGTTAAAAAACTTATACTACTTAGTTTGCCTATAGGTGTTAGCAAAAGAATGTCTGAGTTTGGTGTAACTATCTCGTTACGGTCCCACATACACTCCGCTAATGTACCTAAATTTAACGTAGATTTTTTGCGGAAGTAATATTTCATTAGGCTATAGTTAATACCGGCGTGTATTTAATTGCTTCTTCGTCTGTTACTTCAGTTGGTGCATCTAAACCATTGGACGTTAAAAACTCTTCTTTAATTTGAGAATGTCTTAATTTTGCCGGTTCAACACCAACAACTAATTCATGTTGTCCTGTCAATGTATTAAATACATGATACGTCGCATCTTCTGTTGCCGTATCTAAATCAACAGCAGTCCAAGTAGTATTATTGCCGTCTACTATTTCACGCGCAACTGTAAACCTATAAGATTCTTGTTCAAGATAATCTGCTTTAATTTGTTGTAAAGCGGCGATAGCTTCTTCATTAGTATCAAATACTTTAGTTTTTCCGTTTATTAAATCATTAACAATATATTTCATAGTCACACCTTATTAAGAAACTGCCCCATAAGCCCTACTAGAACTAGATGCTCCACCTGTCCATGTAATTGACTTGGCATTTAAGTTAATGGCTTTACCACCTGATGCGCTTCCATAAGAACCTGAACCACCTGATGCTCCATAACCGCCACCGCTCGGTCCCCCTGCCGAACCGGCACTTGACCCTGCATTACCTGCGCTACCACCTGCCGCACCACTACCTGTCTGTCCGGTTGAGCCACCACCGCCACCTGCTCCGCCACCATTAGGGTCACTAGTATAGCCAGCTCGCGCACCAGAACCGCCTGTTCCTGGCATTATTCTTCCGCCTCCTCCGCCGCCTTGTGAATATACTACAGATTCAGACGGCATATAAGAACCGCCTGCTCCATTTGAACCTGTTGAACCAACTCCACCACCTGCACCACCACCTGCCCCTATAGAACTTCCACCGGCACCGCCGCCTGCACCGCCACCACCGCCACTATATTCACCAGAACCTCCCGAGCCACCACCACCACCGCCTCCGATATATCCTGATGTGTTAGTTACAGTTGCACCAGACATACCAAAACCAAAATTAATAGCAGGACCACCAGTACCGCCTTGCCTAAGAGCGCCTCCGCCGTAGTCACCGCCTTTACCGCCTTGCCCCATAATAAAACCATTATTTACAATAGTTAAGGTATCACCAACAGCACCGCCTGTTAGATTTAAAGCATAACCACCTGTAGAAGTAGCATACAAGTAAACACCTGAGTTAACTGTAACAGTAATATCTGTTTTACCTGAAACATACCCTGCAACTGTAGATAAGTTTAAAGAAGCATTAGCAGTATTTGCAGCAAAAGTATATGAAGAAGATACACGACTCATTAAGAATTGTTTCCAAGTTCCTGCGTCTTTAATATAGCCTTCTTGAACTGCTTTCCATGTACCGCCATCTTTGACGTACATAGTAGCTTCTTTCCAAACACCACCGTCTTTAATATTAATAGTCATTGATTACACCTTATACCAAACGTCACCATCAGAACCGCCTGATGGAGCAGCAGTAGAAACCGTTCTTACACCGTAACCGTTATAGCCTGAAGCTGCGCCCATAACACCAGTAGAGCTATTATATGTTAAACCACTATTAGCACTGATAGCTGTACGAGCACCTGCTTGAGTAATATAAGCACTGTCGTTAGTTAGCTGACTTACAGCAGTAGGAATAGTTGGCTTATTAATTAAATCTGTGTATGAGCCTGATGTTGCAACTGCCGCTAAAGAAGGCTTACCTGTTAGATCAGAATAAGCACCTGTTGTAGCTACAGCAGCATAACTAGGTTGAGTATAACTCATAACACCTGTAGAAGCGTTATAAGACAAGTTACCTGTTGCTGAGATTAAACCTCTTACATATGCATCAGTAAACTGAGAAGCACTATTAGCAGCCGCAGTTGCAGAAGCAGCCGCATTAGTTGCTGATGTTGCTGCATTATTTGCACTTGTTGAAGCAGCAGATGCACTAGAAGCTGCTGATGTCGCAGAAGCAGATGCATTACTTGCTTGAGTAGTTGCTGTAGAAGCTGATCCACTTGCTGATGTAGCAGAAGCCGCAGCAGCAGTTGCTGATGTACTTGCACTAGATGCAGAAGTAGACGCACTAGATGCACTGGAGGCAGCATTAGTTGCTGAAGTAGAAGCAGAAGATGCTGAAGTAGATGCGTTAGATGCTGATGTTGCAGCAGCAGATTCACTAGCAGCAGCCGCATTAGCACTTGCTAAAGCTTCACTAGCTTTTGTTGTTGCTGTATTAGAAGCAGATACTGCAGTAGATGCAGAAGCAGCCGCGTTCGTTGCTGAAGTAGAAGCAGCACTTGCTTGAGTAGTTGCTGTAGAGGCACTTGTTGCTGCATTCGCTGCAGAAGTTGCAGCAGAAGTTGATGAGTTAGCTGAGTTAGTTGCGTAAATACCTGCTTGTGTTTCAGCAGCCTGAGCAGCATTCTTATTAGATTCAACAGCCGCTAAGTCAGCAGCTAAGTCAGCAGTTAGTTGAGAAGCCTCAGTAGCACTCGCAGCAGCAGCTACAGCAGAGTTTTGTGCTTGTAGTCGGTATGAAGATGCTAAGATTGCTTCCTCAGCAGCATCATCAGCAGAGTTATCTGCAGCATTCGCATGAGATTGTGCTAGAGCAGCAGCAGATTGTGCAGAACTAATTGCACTTGCTGCAGTAGAAGCAGAAGCAGCAGCATTAGAAGCTGACGTAGCAGCAGCACTTGCGGATGTGCTTGCATTAGATGCAGAAGTAGATGCATTAGTTGCTGATGTTTGAGCCTGCGTAGCGTATGTTTGTACTTGTGTGACTAACGCATCGTCTGTAGAGTTACCGCCTCCACCTGCTCCACGATATAATGTCATTTAAACTTCCTTTGATTTCTTTTGTTTTACTGAAGGTTTAATAACTACTTCTTGATTCTCTTCTACAACTTCTACATACTCTGTGTGTTTACGCATTGTTTGTATGTCGTGTTCATTAGTGAACTCAAACACATTCCCAGTAGCTATATCTTTAAACCTTGCCATTTGAAACTCCTTGTCTTTATTAAAGACTCCGTAGAGCCCTTAAGAAAGACCCCTCCGAAGAGGGATCAGTCTAGCTATTACTGTGGTACAGCCAACGCAACAGCAGCACCGTCACGCAACTCTTTCACGCCGAACAATGTGTCAGCAGTGAACAATGTACCAAGCCACTCTTGCTTGTACTGAGTTTGTGTACGGATAGCCATTTGTTCAGCCAATACCGCGAAGTCACGGTGACCTAACAAGCAGATACGATCGCCGTCAGCAGCCGCGTCAGCGTTAGAAGTTACGAATACAGGTACACCGTATACGTTACCGATTTCGCCATTGCGGATTGTGTTGCCTGCGCCAGTCTCACCAACGAAAGCTTGCTCAGTGAAACGTGCGATACCCATCAATGTGTTACGTGTTGATGGAGGAACGATCAAGAAACGACCATCCATAGGTGTATCGCTGTCATCCAAACGTTGGATAGAACGGCGGATAGCTGCGTCAGTCAACGCACCTGCTGTACCAGTGTAAGCAGTAGTACCGTCAGCACCACTATAAGCACCAGTGTAAGCGTTTGTACCGTCACCACCGTTAACACCACGACCTAACTCTAGCAAAGAGCTATCAACTTTACGAGCCAATGCATAGCCTGCATCGTCTGTGTAGAATTGACGCATAGAAGCCAAAGCTTGTGCTTCAGTGATGTCTTCGATCAAGATTGAGTATTCCCAGTGTTGATCAATGTTAACGATAACTTCAGTAGCTGTATCTGTATTCAATGTAACTTGAGTAGAAGCAGCTTTTGCGTTTGCAGAACCACGACCAGGTTTAGGAATGTGAATTGAATCACCTTTCTTACCTTTGAAGTTCATCTTCTTGATTAAATTAGCAGCAACCAAATTCTTCTTGTAAGTTGCTACGACCTCGTCACTCCACAACTCAGGGATAAACTTAGCTGCTGTAGTGATTGTTTGATGATTAGTACCTAAAGCCATTTTTAAATTTCCTTATAAAGTTAGAGTATTAACCTTTAACTCTACCTTCTGCATAAGCCTGACGAATCTCAGGTTCTAATGCGTGGTATCGTTCACGGTCATACATCATTAAACGTAAAATATCTTGCCTACGGAAAAACTTCTGAGGCGTTTCACCAGAACCTCCTGTTTGCACAGAAGCGGCTTTGAGGTTTTGTTTACGTTGTGCTTTGTCAGCTTCGATAGTTGCGTCCACCTGTGAGTCAGCTTTTGCCTGAGACACTCCTCTAATCGCCTTGTAAGTTGATAAGAGTTCTAGAGCGGAGTCAACATCATAGTTAACTGCACTTGCATACAAATTCAAACGTACTTTAGATGCCTTAACCCACTCAGCAAATTCAGCACTGTTTGCTACCTCCATATAATCAGGATGTTGTTTCTCAATCGTTGCTACTGCGGATGTAATACGAGATTGCTCTGCAGCTTGCTTGGCAGATAACACTGCCGGATGATTATCAATCGCCTGATTAATAGCCTTGTTCGGATCTTCAAAAAAATCAATCTCTTGCTTAGCCTCTGGCTCAACATTAGGTTTATTGATTTGCTGTTTGATCAGATCATCAACGAGTTTACGTGTCTCTCCTACCTCTTGTGCCTGTCTACCAATTAACTTTTCAGCTTCTTGGTGCATCCTGATAATCTCATCAAGAGATTTACCACGATACTTATCAGGTAACTCAGGTGTTTGAGCCTGATTATTCTCATCTTCACCATCTAGAAGGTTTTCTTGATTATCAAGTTCTTCGTTTTGGTTGTCGTTCTCGTTGTTCTCTGGTTCGTCCAGATCAAATAGTTCAGCCATACTGTCCTCCTGTCGTATTTACGATTCTAGGAAATTAAAAAATAGCTCGGCAGTCAAGAGAGCGTCTGCTTATGAGCCACTACTCACCGTTTCTCTTCTTCTCCAGTGCCAACTTCTCAGCTCTCACTCTATTCCACCGGTCATAACTCGATGGATGGAGACCGCTAAACGGTTCAAGGTAGATACCACAGGGAGAGATGATTCTCTCTGCCGTATCCGTTTTGCATTCCTCACAGAAGACCTTTTTTACCGTATCATCTACGAAATTTTCTGTGACAGAATTACAACTGGTGCATTTAAACTCAAACAATCTTCTAGGCATCTTTGGCTTCCTCTTGAAGCTGATCGTAGACTTCTTTGCTTGAGTCTTCTAGGTTGAGAATCCAATTAAGGATTGATAACTCACCCTTCTTAAAATACAATTGTTCTAAAGTGTCAGCACCTCGTAAGGAATCAACACTCTCTTTAATCTTTGTTACGTCTTCAATCAGTTCTTTCCATCCTTTAGTGCCGAATAGTCCGAATCTGTTCTCGTAATAGTCTTGTAGTTCTCTATCCATAATCTTTTTCCTTGACGGAGATTACTTTCTGTGTTATAATAGATATATTATAGCATAAAATTAGAGTTTTGTCAAGCCTTTATTGTAATTTTTTAGTCATTTGCATAGCTGCAATGCGTTCATTTGAGGCGATATCTTGCTCTTTTACTAGCAAATTGCCGATTTCTTTCCTCATTTTGAAGTCTAAAGGTAGATCACCGTTAGGTTTCATAGCATCCATAGCCTTAATCTGCAAATCAGGCACTACAGCCTTAGCTTGTTCAATCGCTTTAGCAGCGTCTGCTTGAGCTTTTTGAGCTTCAGCCATAGCACGGGCTGCCTCGGCTTGAGTTCGTTCAACCAGAGCCTGCATTTGGGCTAATTCAAGCTGTTTTTTAGCCTGTTCTTCTGGAGTAGGACTAGCCATCTTCTGCAATGCAACAATAATCTCTTCTCTATTAGACAAACTAGAGGATTTTACGATGCCTTGAAGCAATACAGGAGTAATAGGAGAGTTTCCTAGAGTCTGCATTAAGCCGACCATCTGTTGTTGTTCGTATTCACGAGCCACCATACCCATTGTAGACAAAGGAATGAACTTAAAGTCCTGTACTGGATATCTTTCAGGATCAAACTGCATGAATCTCCAAGCAGCTTTCTGAATAAACGGTACTAAGAAGTCTTCTTGGAAGTTAATCAAGGTACGCTTATTCTTCTTCATCAAGCCTGATAGAGCCATTGATAAGCCTGCACCTGATGCTTCACCTGCAGCTACCTGTCCTGGCATTGCTGTAGCGTCCATAGTGCCTGTTGCTTGTAATAACATGGCTTGGAATGTAGAAGCAGTCTGTAGATTACCCGGATCAGTAACACCAAACTTAAATGGCATCATGATCTCATTAGGATTACCGTTAACCAATAAGTTCTTACCGGCTTTAACTTCGTATTTAGCACCACGAGGTAAGCGAGTAGCGTCCATCGCCATCATAGGTGCTGTAGTCAATGCTAAAGAATCTAAATGGGCACGTACTTGTGCATCCATCGCCTTTTGCATATTGTAACCTTTTTCTGCTGTACCGCGACCCCAGAAGCTTCCTGGAAGTGAATCAGCTTGATATGCTATTACAGGACGATCCTTCATCATGTAAGGTGATTCTTCTGCTTTAAGAAGATGTTTACCGTCAGCAATAACGATAATAGCTTCTACCATGTCTTGATAGTCTTCAGCTTCTTCAGAGAATAAATCAACTACATCCTCTTCTTCAATACCTGATAAGTATTCACGAGGAACTAAACCATAGTAACGAATCACATCTACTTTATCTTTTTGATACTTAACGTCATCGCTTGTCGTATCTAATACGTCATTGGCATTGCTTGTGCCTACGTCACACTTGCGGTACAAACCTTTCATCATACCTTCAATGATAACGTGTAATGATACTTGTTCTTCAATCGCAACACCTAGAGCAGTATCAACAGACAATGCATTAGGATCAATTAAGAAGTTAGTCGGCAATACTGGATTCAAACCAACCATGAAGTGTGTCTTCTCGATCACACCGATAGCAGCAGCGTTTGTGTTTCCTGGGATAGCTTGTGTAGCAGGTGAGTAGATATTCTTTTCTTCTACAATGATTTCACCGATACCTGTACCATAGATCTCAGCCAATAGAATGATGTTATCGATAGACTTCTTAACTTTACTAAACTTGAAGTCCTCATGCATCTGTAGACGCACAGCTTCTACATCTGTCCTATCTTGATCTTGACGATCGTCTTGAATATCAAACCATTCACCACGTCCAAAGATAGCTTCAGAGATTTCTGCTTGCTTACCTTCAATCGCTTGCTGTAGAGCAGGTGTTACAATACGTGATCTTTCTGATTCACGAGCTTTATCTTCTGCAGACCACTGACCCATGAATAAGCGTTCATACTGTTCCCACTTATCTAAATGGTTTGTATTACGATGATCACGCCATGCAGTACACTTCTCAACAACAAACTGAACTAGTTCTTGTTCTGCTTCCGCTACTGGTTCAATTTCTTCGTATCTTTCGTCCATCTTATAGTCCTTCTAATGGTTGTGGTAGAGTTGATGCAGTAATGTCTTCGTACTCCATAGGTAGCTTCTTAATCTGCACACCTGCAGCACCTAGCTTAACAGGCTTAACTGCAAAACCTGATCCTAATGTTTCTTGGATGTATTCTTGTAATTCTTTTTGTGTAAATCCTTTTTGATAACGTGCTTTATCACCCTTACCAATGATAAGAGACATAGGCTCATTACCTGGAGTACCTTTAGCATTTAATACGTCTTTACCACGAGTTGTGATAATAGCTGTACCTTCAGGCTTTAGAATACGTCCAATGTTTTGTACAATCTCATCACGTGTCTCTTTAGGCACTACATTAAGTACGTTAAAGTTAGTAACAGCACTGAATGAATCACTAGGGATTTCATCAGGAGATTGGAAGTCAGGTTTAAAGTTAGGAGGAGGGAACGGCTCATAAGTCATTGCACCTACCTTTTGAGCACCAACACCTAATCCTGCACCGAAGTCTAGACGATCACCAGGAACGCCTAAGTCATCTAATAGTTTATATGCTTTCTCGTATGTAGAAGTTGTACCTACAATCTGAGTTAATCTTGAGTTCTCTGCAGGGGGTAGTTCTACTTTAGAAGGAGCAGCATCAAATAACTTCTTAGCAGCACCTGAAGCTACGTCAGCAATCTCTGGAAATAGTTTTGTTACAATACTCATATTAGTACCCACTTATAAAATCTAAAGGTTCAACACCATCATCTTCATCATCTGCAAAGTATGATGTAATAGCTAATTGATCAATATAAGCTAAAGAGTCAATCAAGTCATCATGCACTTGTGGAGTAGGGAACATCAACAGTTGATCGATGAAGTCACCCCAATCACCTTCTTTATTTAGCTCAATACGACCATGCTCAAACCGTCCTTGTAGTGCCCATACGATACGATCAGATTTCTTCTTATTACCATGCGTTAAGTCCTCGATATGAGCATAGATGTTATTCTTACGCATCAAATCACTTAAGTATGGCAACACAGCATTCTTAAGAGCACCACGTTCAATACCAATTGCAAGCGGCTGATAATCTCTAATCAATGTAATGATCTTAAGAGCAGTCTCTTTAATATCCCATCGACCATGTTCTATCTTATCGACAAACCACTTACCTTCTTCTGTTACTTTTACTACAGAGATAGCTGTTTCGTCTAGCTTTCTCTTAGTGCCTGAAGCCTTAGCAACATCTTCAAAGCCTGCTAAGTCAACAGCGATATAGTAAGAACCATATTGAGGCTCTTTACCGTACTTGATCCACTCATCTTTAAAAACACCAGAACCTGCATTATCGAAAGAAGCTTCATACTCTTGTTTGAATGAGAAGCTTGATAAAGTCTTCTTAGCATTTTCAATTTCTTTAGGATTGATTAATGGGTTATCCTTAGTAGTAAAGTGCCAAGACTTCCATTCATCGTCTGAGCCACTCTCTCCTAAGTTATACATATCAAAGAACCAGTTACGACCCTTTGGTGTACCAATAAATAGTGCACGTCCTTGTTTATCAGATAACGCAGCACGTAAGACTTTCTCCCAAGTCTCTTCTTTAATGTCGGCTACTTCGTCTAATACCAAATAAGTAAGAGACACGCCGCGAAGAGTGTCAGGGCGATCAGATCCTCGAACATATATCTTAGCTCCATTAATCAAAGTAATGTCCATGTTGTTCACATGAGAACTAGCAATGATATCTCTACCAAGATCTAATAAGAGATCCCAAATAATCTGTCTTGCTTGTCCTTGTGTAGGAGCAACATACATCACTGCTGATCCTTTAGGACACTTCAAACCTTCTACAAGTAACGATACAGCAGATAATCTTGATTTACCACAACGGCGACCTGCTACAATTACTTTAAATCGTGTTTTATCACCAAAGACTTTCTGTTGCCAAGGTAATAACTCAAAGTTTAATTTCTTTTGTTCGCTCACTTACCAAAACCAAACATATTTTTAAGATAATCAAAACCACCAAAAAGTTCATCTCTAGACATAAAAGGTTTTTCTTCTTGAGCAGGTGGTAGATATGCTTGCGTTGCTTCTAATCTACGTTCCATGTGTGGTTTACTAGGCTTCAGCCAGATATCTGAAAAATTTCTAGCAATAATATCAGGAGTGTCGTTTTCAAAAGAATCGCGAAGTTTTTTAGCATTACCTGAGCCAATAACGTGTTGACGATCGCCATACATAGTATCCCAAACATAGTCAATTTGTTGGAACATATTATCTTTATACTTACCTAAGTATTTTTTGTAATCCTGATATTTACCGCCTTGAGGATCAAACTGGAATAAACCAACAGCTTTGCCTCTGCCTTTTTGTTTTTCTTTGTAGTCAAACGTACCACCAGTCTCTACCTCAATGTTACCCATAATAGCCGGGATAGCGTTATCAGGAAAGCCTTTAGCCTCTAAATACTCTCTTATTAGTCTTTTATTATTCTCGGTATTATTCGCCATCTTCCACGTACTCCACGTCTGTAAACTCAATATCACTATCGTTAGTGTCAGAGCCACTGATAATCGTTTCACCACCGACACCAGTGATCGTAATGTTAACTGAAGGTCTCGCATTAGTATTCTTATCCTTTTCAAAGTAGCTTACTGGAAGTACACGATCTATGCACATCTTTAACGCTGCTGCTTGAACAGGATGTCCATCAGTCATTGCTATCTCTACAATCTTGTTAATGACCTTATCACCAGTAGTCGCTAACAATCTTGCTTTTAATTCTTGTATTCGTCCAGTATCACCTACTGGTCTGCCTACTTTGCCAGGCTTCTTATAAGCTTGTATATCAGCTTTACGAGGACGACCTCTCTTAGCCTTTGGCTTATCGACAATATCCATTAATTATCCTTTACCTTCTTAGACAAGAAGAGAATTGCTACTAATTAGTTTACTTTAAAGTATTCTTTAAAGTTTTCTCTAGAGCAACCTAATAACAGATAGTCTATTATTTGTTGTCTCTAACAAGGCTTAAGAGCACAGATTAGAAGTTTTCTCTTAAGTACAATTATTATACCACACCTTTTAAATTTTGTCAAGTATTTTTTTGTTATATAGACATAACTTTTAGTTATATAGGGTTTCTTATTGTGTACAAACCTCTAAAATTGTGTACTTTATAACACATTTTTATAGCAAGTTAGTAATCACTTACTCTCTCCTTTTTCTCTGTAAATTTCTTTTTCTTTTTTCTACAGGGAAATCCCTTGTAAATCAACTACTTAGTATACTCTCTACCTATAGTGTTTTTACTACTGAATTAACTACATTTAGTACTCAATAAT